GTGGGCCGCCTTTAATATATAAACTGCCACCACCTACGTCCTCAATAATAGAATGTGAACCGTTGTGGTAAATTTCTAGGTTTGGCTCGTCACCAAGCTTAATCTTCGCTCCGTCAGGAAGAGTAATACTATCTCCCGTAGAAACTGCTAAGTCTGTGCCGCCTGTAGTATTGCCAAGTGCTAGGGTCTGGGCTAAAGTCTCATTACCGCCGCTTGAAGCAGTGCTTGCAATTGTTCCGTCAGCAGCAATAGTAATGTTAGAGCCTGCTGTTAGGGAAGCTACTACATTAGTAGTGTCAGTTACATCTGCTGCGGTTTCAATACCGTCTAGCTTTGTGCCGTCTGTGGCTACGTCTCGTCCATCGAAGGTGCTATTAGTAGTAATGGCACCAGTCATTGCCCCGCCAGCTTTAGGCAACGCAGCGTTTGCTGTAGTGCCTTGTGCTGCTGTAGCATAGTCCGAAGAATCAAAAGCCTTGACTTCCGCAAGGTTAGTAACCTCGCTGTCCATCAGTGCGCCTGCGGCTGTTACGTTGGTTGTGTCTGTTACGTCAGCACTAGCTGCGATACCGTCGAGCTTTGTGCCGTCTGTGGCTACGTCTCGTCCATCGAAAGTGCTGTTGGTTGTGATAGCGCCTGTCAAAGCACCACCAGATAATGAAAGTTTATTGTTAAGTTGTGTTTGTATGGGAGAAGTAACGCCGTCTACATAGTTCAGCTCTGTAGTCGTAACAGTAGCACCGTCTAAAATTTCTAACTCAGCTTCAGAAAGAGTAGCAGAACCAACCGTAAGAGTCCCTGTCATAACAGGATTTAAAGCGTTTAATTTTGTAGCACTGGCTACAGCAATAGCATCATACTCTACATCTATCTCTGTGCCTCTAACAATTTTTGATGGATTGCCTGAAGGTAAAGAGTCTTTAGCTGTAAAATTTGTTGTCTTTATATAGTTTGACATTCAGACACCTGTAATAAAAAAAGAAGAGTAAAAAAGGGGACTCCGAAGAATCCCCCAAATACTGCGGTTTACTTAACAGCTAAGGTGAAGCCTGCTTCTGGACGCATAACCTGAACACCGTACAGAGTATCAGCAGTGTACAAAGTTCCAAGGAACTCCTGCTTGTACTGAGTCTGTGAACGTACAGCTTGTTGCTCTGCAAGAACGTTAGTGTCCTTGTGGATCAACTGAGCGCCACGGATAGTAGCACCACCAGTAGTATCAATAACAGGTACGTTGCTAGAGACAAAGATGTCAACACCGTAAAGGTTGCCAATCTTACCAGTTTCTACACTTTTGCCATTAACAAAATCAGTAGAGGTATAACGATCAATACCCATGATAGCGTTACGTAGTGAAGGTGGTACGATAAAGCTACGACCGTCCATAGGAACGTCTGCATCATCCATCTTCTGAATCAATGCACGAAACACATCATCAGAGAAGTCACCAACGTCAGCCGCGCCGTCAGCATCAAATGCTTCCAAAAGGCCAGAAGTGGTGTTGATCTGGAAAGAACCAGAGTTTACATAGCTAGAACCATCACCGTTACCGAAAGACTTAGCCAGAGCAAACAGATCGTTGTCAACCTGCTTAGCCAAGCCATAACCTGCATCACCAGTGTAGAACTGACGAAGAGAAGCAAGAGCCTGTACTTCGGTAATGTCTTCAATCAAACGAGAGAATTCAAAGTGCTTGTTAATGTTAATCAGAACTTCTGACTCAACAGAGTTCTGGATAGTTACTGCGGTCTCAGCGACTTTAGCGGTAGCTGAACCACGGGTAGGCTTAGGAACGTGAATAGTATCACCTTTCTTGCCAGTCATGCTCATCTTTTTAACTAGGTTAGCCATTACAAGGTTAGACTTGTATGCGGCAATTACCTCGTCACTCCAGATTTCTGGGATAAACTTTGCTGCGCTAGTGTTGTCTACTGCTCCACCCATGTTGGGATATACTGATGTGGCCATAATACTTTCTTCCTATAATAAGTTTAGTTGCGGACTCTGCCTTCTTGGTATGCTTGCATGATTTCATCAGACAAGGATAAGTACCTATCAGGATCGTCTTGCATTAGTTTAATAATGTCTGATCGTCTATAGACCTTACGAGTAGCACGTTCACCGCTGCCTCCTTTCGAACCACCTGTAGAGGCAGTCTTCACGGCTTCTTTCCTACTTGTTTTCTCATTAGCAACGCTTTGTGTAACTGATTGTTGACGTTCTTTCCAGTTAGTGAAAAGCTCATCAGCAGCTTCATAATCATACTGCGTATCTGCTTGTGCAAAAAGCTGAGTACGAATCTTTGAGCCTTTAATCCAAGTAACAAACTTGCTATCTGTCAGTATTGTTTGCATGTCAGGATGACGTTTTTGCAGTTCAGACTGAGCTGTAGTTTGTTTGTACTGCTTTGTTTGTGCTTCAGCAGCTTTGATTGAAGGATGATTCTTAATAGCTCTTGCGACTGCCTTGTCGGGATCAGAGAAAAAATCTATATCTTCTTCAGGTTCTTCTAGTGTTGCTGGTGTGGTGTCGAGTTGTGTCTGGATGTAGCTATCAACAACGGAACGTAACTCCCCTACTTCACTGCTCTGACGGCCTAATAACTTCTCAGCCTCTTGGTGCATCCTTACAATTTCAGCAGTTGACTTTCCTTTGTACTTCTCAGGGACTTCATCTTCAGGGCTTGGCTGTTCAATCTTAGCTTCCTGTTGATCGTTTACTTCTTCAATGTTGTCTACAACTTCATCGTCTTCTGGACGCTCGTCATATAATGTTGCCATTATTAAACTCCGTGAGTATTCTCATTATGGAGGTGTATTATGTAAAGCTTCTGATTACTCAGCGTTGGCCTTACGTTCTTGTTTCAATTTCTGTTCGCGGTTCCTCATCCATTTACCAGTGGCTTTTTTAAAGTCACCAGAAATAGGATCAAGAGCTGAGCGAATAGGAGATTGAATTCTGTGTGAAGGTTTATGACAATGAGGACATTCTACTTCTCTAGTGTCTGAAGATACAAAGTGTTCCTCAATGTGTCCTCCTAAACATTCAAAGTCAAATAAAAGACGCATTAATGAATACTCTCATTAGTGTCTTCTAGTTGTTCTTGTTCTGCACTCTCTAACTGACCTTCTAAATTAACTATGTTAGCGATAACGTCTAGCTGTCCTTTACGAAAATATAAATCTTCGTTATTTCTTGTCATCTCTACAGAGTCAATAATAACCCCGTTAGCTGTTAAGTCTTCTATCAGTTGTTTCCAACCAGCAGTTCTAAATAACTCTCTCATATTTCTATAATAAAGTTCTAACTTAGGGTCTATCATACTGTTTTTCCCTTAAGGACAGTTTAAGAATTGTTAAAAGGTAATCTTAATACAAGTATATTATAGCATAATTACAATCAAAAGTCAAGAGTTATTTCTTTTTCTTTCCTTTAGATGTCTTGTTCTTAACAGTTCGCTGTCCTCTGATAGGCATTTTATTTCCTTTCTTTGTATGGCTACTGCCAAAAGATGAACACTTCATTCAACACCTCATTTCTTAGATTTAGCCCCTGAACACTTCCAACGCTTACGTGAGAGGTTGTTAGGGGTGTTAGGGTCATTCTGTTTAGCTTTGGGTAAGCCCTTCTTAATACCTAAGCTCCTAGCGCAGTAGCTGTCTCCCTTGGCCGTCCCCGCTTTTACACGGGAACCTCCATCCTTTGCCTTACCAGCCTGACCGTAGCTTACCTTCTTACCACTAGCTGTTACCTTAACTTTTGCTTTGCCCTTTCTTGGCGTTGCCATTGGCTTTCTCCTTTGTTAAGGATTTAACCTCTGCTTCTAGTTTGTCAACCTTTTTATTTACTGTGGCGAATGCTATGTTAATTTGTTCCATAGCATCGCTAAACATTTTGCCAGTTAAAATCATTGTGGGAATTGTCCTTGTGTAGGTTCCTGTTGCATCATAGATGGCACCGCTGTTGGTTGAGGCACCGCTTGTACTTGTGGTTCTGCATCTACTTCTTTAACTGCAATTTCTCTTTCCTT